CTGGCAGAAGTAGCCGGCCGCCTCCGACTCCAGCGGGATGGTTTGGGTGCCGTCGCCGTAGAGGTCGAGCCAGGCCGTACGGACGCAGGCGGGCAGGTTGCCCATTTCAGATCTGCCGCGTTTGTACGGTCCAGGCGGCCCGGCGCAAGAAGCTCTCGACGTCCAGCTCGGTGGCGAAGTTGGCCTGCTGGATGACCACCGCCGGGCCGCCCACGCCGCCGCCCCGGTTGAGGGGGACGACGGCCTCGGGGCCGCGTTCGCCGATCAGGGCCAGGGTCGGCGAGGTGACGATGCCGCCCTCGGCCATCTGCGGGAACGCCCATTTGTCGCCACCGAAGACCGGCACCCAGGACGGGACGGAGAAACTGACCCTGCCTACGGTGCTGTTCCACAGCCCTTTGACGGCGTTGACGCCGGCTCCGATGCCGTTGGAGATGGCCCCGCCGACCTCACCGAAGATCCAGGCGATGGTGTGATACATGCCGGTGAAGAAGTTGAGGACGCCCTGCCAGGCGCGAATGATGCCTCCGGTCACGGTGCCCACCGCGGTCAGGGCGGTGTTCCAGGGCAGCGAAATCCAGTATTCGATGCTGCCCGCCAATCGCACAAAGAACCCGACCACGCCGTTCCAGGCGTTGATGATGGCCCCGGCCACCGCCCCCGCGGCGGCCTGGGCGGCGTGCCAGGGGACCGACACCCAGTAGGAGATGGCGGCCACAATCCCCTTTATCGAGTTGACCAGGCCGTTCCAGGTGTTGACGATGAAGTCGACGGCGTCCTTGACCCACTGTTTGATGTCCTTGCCGAAGAACTTCCAGATCAGGGCGGCGAACAGGGTCAGCCCGCCGGTCATGATGCCGATCACGAGCGGCCAGTCCCGTTTCAGGAAGGCGGCGATGTCGCCCCAGTTCTTGTAGAGGATGATGCCGACGGCGACCAACCCGGCGATGGCCAGGACAGCCAGGGTGATCCAGCCGAAGGCGGCGAAGCCGATGGACCCGGCGATGACCATCACCATCCCGAAGGTCTGGATGGCCGGCCCCCACTTTTGGCCCATCTTCGAGGCCATGTCCTCCAGGTGGGCCTTCATGTCCTTCAGTTTCCCGGTGAAGGTGTCGGCCTGAGCGGACGCCTGGCCCTTCAGCTTGTCGGACAGCTTCTGGATGGCGTCGCGGGCCACGTCGGCCTTAGTGGTGACCGTCTGGTGCATGTCGGCCAACTTCTTGTGGGCGTCTCTGGCGATGTCGGCGGTGGCCGTGACCTTCTGCTGGGCGTCGCGCAGCTTGAGGGCCTCGGCCGTGGTCAGGTGCTTCTTGCCGGCGTCGATGGCCTCGATGTCGGCCAGGTGCTGCTTGGCGGCCTGGGCGTTCTGGTCGGCTTTCTGGGCGTCGGTGGTGGCCTTCGCCATGGCTTTGGTGTTGTCGCCGGCCTTCTCGGCCGTGATCCCGAACTCCTTGAGGACCCGGTTGGCGCCCCCGTGGACCTTGGCCAGCTGCGAGGCGGCCGAGGTCAGCGACTCGTGTTTGGCGGCGGCCAGGTCGGCGGCGGTGCCCATGTCGTTGAGGGCCGTCTGGGTGTTGCCGGTGGCCTGGGTCAGTATCCGGATGGCGTCCTGGGTTTCCGCCGACGTGTCGCCGAACTTCTCCATGTGCTTGGCGGTCTTGTCGATCTGGCCGGAGAAATCGTCGTAGTTGGCCCCGGTGGCGGTCACCGCCGCCTGCAGCTGCTGGTGGGAGGCCTGCTCCTTCGAGCCCATCACCACCAGGGCGGTGCCGATAGCGGCCACGCCGGCCCCGGCCGCGGCGGCGACCGCCCCGAACGACTTTTTGCCGTGCTCCTCGATGTTCGACAGGGCCGCGTCGACCCCGTCGAGGGCCTGGGAGAACGGGGCCAGCACCCCCGTCTGGTTGAGGGTGCCCAACATGGAGTGAAAGCCGCCCGAAATCTTCGACGCCCCCGACTGGGCGGTGGCGGCCACCTTGTTGAGGGCCGTCTGGAAGCCCAGCAGGTCGGCGGCGATCCTGACCGTTACCGTGGGGCTGAGCGCCATGGGGCTATCGCTTCTTTAGTTCGGCGGCTTCGCGCTCCATGTGCCGGAGGAACGCCCTAAAGGTGTCGTCGTCCAACTCGGCGATCTCGGCCGGGGTCATTCGCCAGTATCGGCATAGGGCAGCGAGATTGTCTGCTGCCCGTTGGCGGTAGGGTCCGGTGTCTCGCCGCCCATCTCGACTTCGACATCACCGGCCATAGACCACAACTGATCGGCGTCCAAACCGGGGTGGCGGCGGCGCAGCTCCATGAACGCCATGGCCTGGAACTTGTCCGCCGACTCGTTCGACTCCAAAAGCTGTTCCAGGGTCCGGCCGGTGGCCTTGGTCAACTGGCGCATGTCGTTGGGGCGCATGCGCATCTGGGTGACGTCGATACGGACCGGCGCCTCTTCGGTGGTTTTAGTCATGGACGGCCTCCGGGTCGGTGGTGATGTTGGTCCAGTGGTAGTTGTCCAGCGTCCGTTTGACGGCGGCCGAGTAGAAATCCTCGGCCTGGGGACCCAAAGCCTCCGCGGCGGGCCACAGGTAGCGGCCCTCGGGCAGGTACGGGCGGCCGGGCGGGTAGCCGCCGAACTCGACCGGGCCGGCGTAGACGACGCCGCCGCCGCCCTCGCGCACCATCGCCCCCAGCTTGGTTGACGACACCACGATGGAGGCCTCCAGGCGGCCCGACACGACCGGCACCGTGGACCGTGCTCGCTCGGCGATGGGGGCGACCGCCTCCCGGCCGGCGTTGCGCATGGCCGCGGCCAGCTCCCCCGTCGGTGCGCTCATGTGCTGAAAGTCGCGCTGCAACGCTCGCAGGCCGACGATGACGGTGTCTCCGTCGGCCATCAGGCGACGCCGACCACCCAGGCGCTGCCCGACCAGTGGGCGCCGATACGGTCGGCGGTGAGCACATATTGCCCGGTGGCCCAGGCGGTGGCCGGGGTGGCGGTGATCCCGGACAGGGCGGCCAGGTTGGCGGGGGCGTTGGCGCCCGAGGGGGTGAAAAAGCCGGGGCTGCCGGCCGTGGCCCCGGTGGCGGTGACCGCCCCGGTGTCCACCGCGGGCGGCGCCGTCAAGATCCAGTCGATATCCACCTCGGACAGCGTCCCGGCGTCACCGCCTATATACCGGTACGGCTGGGGGATCACGAAACCCGAGAAAGACGGGTTGGTGGCACTGATCGGCTGGGAGCTGTAGGCCCGGCATTTGAACTGGGCCGGCTGCTGGGAGGCCTGGTAGGCGGCCACCGCGGCCCGCAGGGTGGCGTCGGTGGCGCCGGGCGCAAAAGACTGGGCGAACTTGGCCACGAAATGCCACTTGATGATGGCCGGGTAGTCAGTTTCGGAGCAGAACGTGGTAACTGTCACCGGTTTGTTCTCCGGGTTGACCTCGAAATGCAGGCCCAGGCAGCGCAGGTTGACGCCGTTGACCTCCACGTAGCCGTCGGTGAGGATCAGCGGGGTGGCTATCGGCGGGATCGGGTCGGCCGCGAACGGCTCGGGGCCGTCGAGCACGGCGACGCCGCCGTTGCCCTCGTCTGAGCCGCCGTTGCCCTCGTCTGAGCCGCTGGTTCGTGTATTGGCCATGGGATGGAACCTCCTTACATGCGGATAGTGAGCATCAGATCGGCGGCCAGGTACTGCCCGCCGCCGACGTCGAGCAAAGCCCGCCAGTTCCGGGTGCCGGTCACGGTCAGCACCCCGTGCGCGAGCAGGCCGCCCAAGGTGAGGTCGGCCTCGAGGGCACCGCGGGCGGTGGCCAGCATCTGGTCCACGACGGACGCCTCGGGCAGGCCGGCCACGGTGATAACCGGCAGGGTGACCTCGTCGACCCCCATGATCGGCACGTTGTAAACCACCGTTTGGGGCCAGCCGACGATGAAGGCGGGGATGTTGAACGTGGGCGGCGGGTCGGCGAAGGCGGTTATGCCGCCCTCGGAGGCGGCGAACAGGTCGGCCGCTATCGCCTGGGCGACCGACACCCTGGACCAGCTCACCCGAACACCATCGGGGCGGTGCCGGCGTACAGGCCGTCGATGTCGGGGTCGTAGCGGCCCACCCGGATCAGGCCGGTGTCGGCGAAACCGAGCGCCCCGTCTATCGAGTCGCGGCGGCGGTACAAACGGGCCGCGTGGAACAGGCACGCCTCGTGGGCGGCGTCGGGCAGGGTCGTGGTGTCGCCCGGGTAGATCGGCTCGGTCGCCGGCCCGAAGGTGCCGTCGCCGTTGTCGACCAGCTGGGAGCCCATCCGGCGGATGCCGTAGTCGACGGCGGCGGCCAGGGCGGTCTGGATGACCCCGTCCTCGTCGGGGTTGGGCTGCAGGCGCAGCAGCGTCCGCACCTCCTTGAGGGTGGGCCAGACCGCCATCGACTACGGCTCTCCCGGTCCTTACGCCTTCGACGCTTTGTTCGCCGGGGCCGTCTCGGCTTTGGCGGCGTCGGGGTCTGGAGCGGAAATGTCGAACTCGACCGCCGTCGGCAGGCTGGTCACGGCGGACAGGTCCAACGGCACGTAAGCCCCGCCGGCCAGCATCTTGTTGGCCAGGTAGCCGCCGTAGGCCACCTGCACGCCCAAGATGGACGGTTCGATGACCGAGAGCAAACCGACGACCTCCTCGTACACCTCGTACAGGTCGTCGGGGCCGACGATGATCGTCTTGGCCGGGAACAGGGGGACCACCACGCGGGGCAGGCCGAACAGGTCACCGGAGAAGGTGGCCAGCTCCGACGTGCCCGGCGCCCCCATCTCCCGGGTGGTGTCCACCGGGAGCACCACCCGGGTGGTGTCAACCAGGGAGCCGAGCGCGGCCCACACGTCCAGCCCGCACCAAATCCGGGTCGGCATGCGCTGCCCGAACTGGTAGGAGTGCATCCCGGCCGTGTACAAAGCTTTCGACCAGTCGGCCAGGACCGGGACGGCGGGCAGGGCGGGCGGTTTGGTCCCGGTGGCCGTGGTGGCGAAATCGGTGGCCACGGCCTGCTCGGTCTGCACGCTGTACACCTGGGCCAGGTCCCGGACAAGAATGTCCCAGGCCGACGGGCTGGTCCAGTCGATGTCCTGACGGGAGATGTCGACGGTGCCGCCGTAGGTGTTCTTCGTGAACGAAATGTTCCCGATGACCATGTTCTGAGACGACAGCTGCGTCTTCTCGCCCGCCTGCAACCCCACCGTCACATGCTGGGTGATCTTCGGCCGGGTGAACGTCGAGCCGGGGATACCGCCCAGGCCGCGGGCGCCGCCCAGCGACGTGATAAGCGGCCGGCGGTCGTCGATCATGTCGACCACCTGGCCGACTATCGGGGTCGGCAGGATGCCGGGCGTGTTCGTCGTCGTCTGGTTGGCTACCACCCGCTCGTTTATGAGGGCGATACGGCGGGCTGCGGCCTGGTCGGGCTCGCCGCCCATCAACGCCCGCCCCCGGCACAAATCCACCATGTACTCACCGACCGACCGGTACTCCGGCAGCCGGGAATCGCCGTCGACGCGGCGCGGCACGGCCGGGAGCCGGTCGGGGCGCGGCTGGGGCAGGGAGGCGGCGGCGGCCTCGTGGGCGGCGCGCATCTCCTCGTAGTCGGCCAACGGCTTGATCTGGGCGTCGATCTCGGCCAGCCGCTGCTGGGTGGCCGTCAGCAGGCTTTTCTCGGCGTCGACCAGATCCCGGTCTTCGGACACCTGGCCCAGGACGGCGTCCATGGCCGCCATCTGCTCGGCGCGCTGGACACGCAAACGGTCAAGAACAGGATTCATCGGGGAACCTCCGCGTAGATGCGTCAGGGGCAGCCGGCGGGGCTCTCCGACGGGCCAGCGTCCGGGACGGCCAGGGGGCTTACGCCCGGGTGGTCGCCGGGGGACGGGCGGGGTCGGCCGCGTGCGTCGCTACCGGGAGCGTAGTTCGTCGGCGATGCGCCGCCAGCGATCCACGTCGCGCTCGGGCGGGGTCGGGGGCCGCCATGCAGATCGGACCATGGTGACCTGAGCCGCCTCGAACGCCGGGGTGGGTGTCATCGACACTTCCACCAACCTGGATTCGACGCGCGTGACCCGGGGCAGCTCGTCGGGGTCGTCGGAGAAGGGGTCGCCATCGGCCCAGGCGGGGGCGGTGGCGTCGGTGAAACCGATGGACAGGCCGACCAGATCGCCGGCCTCGGCCAGGTGGGCGGCCCGCTGCGCCTCGGGGGAGTCGTTGAGCTTCCACACGCCGTGGAGGCCGTCGGCGGGATGTGACCACGACTCGGCGTGACCTATCGGGAAGGAGCGGTTGTCGTGGAAGAGGAGCAGCGGCAGGCTCTTCCCGGCCGGCCGGGCCGGGTTCGTCGACCGCTTGAACGACCCGTGGCGGTGCTGCTCCAGGAAACCGCCGAACGGGGTCCGCACGGGCGCCCACTCGTCATAGGGCACCGCCCGCCCTTCGAGGTACTTGTACGGCCGTCCCACGGCCTGGGTGTCGCGCAGGTTCAATACGGCGGTGAAGTCGCGCAGCTCGGGCTCGGTCATGCGGCCGGCACCTCCTCGGGGGTGGCTTCCTCTTCGGGTTGCGCCCCCAACGGCGGCGCCGGCTCCGGCGCCGGGGGCGGAGTGGGCGGGCCGGTGTCCTCGTCGGTGGGCGGCAGATTCATGCCCGCCCGGGCCTCGTCGAGGGTCAGGATCCCGGCGTTGTAGGTGGCCACCATGGCGTTAGAGGTGACCGTCAGGTCGTCGGAGAGCAGCTGGTTACGGTCGAAACGGACGTCCTGGCCGCGCGGCAGCCAGGCGTAGGACCACACGTCCTCGAAATCGGCCAGGACCGGCTCCAAAGAGGTGCGCAGCACCTGCTGATATTGCGGGGTGGCCGTCTTGTAGGTCATGCCCGCCACCGGGGCGCCCAGCCAGTAGCCGTCCAGGTTGAACAGGTTGGCGGTGTCGATCAAGGACATGTGGCGGGCCTCGATCAGCTGCGTGTCGGTCGGCGACCACGCCAGCGGGATCACCTGCGTACCGTTGGGCAGGACCGCCGGCCGCCGGTTCGGCCCCCCGTACTTGACCTCCCAGTTCCCGGCCGCCTCGTCGGCCACGTCCTGGGTCAAAGTGGCCTGAGGGGCGATGATGGCCACGCTGGGGACAGCAGAACCCGCAAGCGTGGCCGACTCGTACACCTCCTCCATGGCCACCCGATCCAGGGTGCCCAACGCCTCCTCGACGATCCCGACACCGCGCACCGCCCCGAACCAGCGATCCGCGCCCCGCTTCACGTGGATGATGTCCTCGGCCGGGAGCGGCACCCCGTAGAAGTAGTAGTCGGGTATCGGCTGGCCGGGGATCCACACGATGTACACGTAGTTGATGGGCAGGTAGGCGACCGTGAGCGGCCAGCCGTCCACGCCGCGCGACGTGACGATGGACACGGCGTTACCGGACAGGAGGTAGTCCTCGATGGAGATGCCGACGAACCAGGAGCCGGCGTTGAGCGGGTCGGGCCGGTCCAGGATGCGGGGCCTGGGCAGTTTGATTTCGGCCCGGTAGGCGTCCATCTTCATCTGGCGGACCAGCCCCGAGTAGATCTGCAGGCAGCGGGCCACGGCGGGGATCTGGCGGGCCGAGGTGGCGTCCCACACGAACGGCCCGACCATGGCGTTGGTGCCATTCGGCGAGTTGAATCGCAAGGATGGCGCCCCAGCGCTGGCGCGGCCCACCGGCCACGGTCCGGGGTTGCGCGACCAGACCATCGACACTGGGTGACTATCATGCCACGCCCGGCGTTACCGGTCAGTAGATGCGGAAGTCGCCGACGGCGGCGGGGGCGTGATCGAACCCCCATATGGCCACCGTGGCCGCCGTCAACGCCGCCAGCGACCCCGCCGAGGTGCGCCGCCCCCACGCCCAGGCGTCACCCAACGCCCGGCGGGTGGCGTCGTTAGCGGCCGCGTCCAGCGCCGGGTGCGGGCGGTAGCGCAATGCCGGTGGATCGGCTGCCAGGCCGTCCAGGAGGCTCAGACACGCGGCCGCGTAGTCGCGCGCCTTCAGGCCCTCGAGGGTGACGCCGGCCCGGGTGAGGACGTCGGCCACGTCGAGCGCCGGCCCCGCCGCGTCATAAGCCACGGCCCGGGGACGCCACTTCGCCACCAGCTCGGGGACCCGGTCACTAAGCCAGCCCACGCCCGCGCGGTAGTCGACGACCTCCACGTGCGCTATCCCGGCCGGGTCGCGCCAGGCCGCCACCACGGCGGCGTCGGAGCGGTCCACGGCCACGTCAAAGCCCAAAGCGAGCCCGCCCGGTTCGGGCAGGTCGGCCGGCTCCTCGGCCGCCTGACGCCACGCCGCCAAGGGGATGACCCGGGCCGTGGTCGACACCCAGCAGTTGCCGTAGGCACGGGCGAACTCGTCGGCTCCGAGGATCTCCAGAGCAGCGCTCATGGAGTCAGGCCCGACAGTCCGCCCGTAGGCGGGATGATACAGGGGCCATGAGACAGGATCGGTCGGGTCGAGCCCGTCCGGGCACGACCACTCGAAATAGGCGACCCCGTCGCGGCGGTCGGCCCTGGCCGCGGCCCTACCGGCCTCGACGGTCCCCAGCCACCAGGTAGAGGTGGCATCCCCGGCCGTGGACACCTTCCACACCTGGGCGTTCGGCCGCGTCGCCTGGGTCGGCACGATGGCCTGATCGAGCTGGGTGCCGCGCACCTGGTCGAACGCCCACGGCTCATCCACGACCACCAGATCGGACACCTTGCCGTGCAGGCCGTCGGGGGTGGGCGGGAACGGCCGGATCAGACCACCCGACGGCAGCCATTTGATGTGCTCGGAGCCGGCCGCCCGCCGCAAATGGACTTTAGGCACGAACGGGGCCAGCAGCGGCCAATGCTCGTTGATGAGCCAGTCGACGGCGTGCTTGCCCGACTGCTGGGTGAACCAACAACGGGCCCCCGGGACGATCAGAGCCCGATGGTCGGCCACCGTCCCGAACAGGGTCGTCTTGCCCGACTGGCGGGGCACCGTCACGATGACCAGCTGGTAGAAGAACCGGCCTGTCTCGTCCACCTCGAGCGCCACGTCGGCCACGTAGCGCTGCCACGGCAGCAGCGCCTTGCCGCACGCGGCCGCCAGTTTGGCTATCGCACGCCCGAAGCTGCGCCGCTCAGGCGTTCGGCGCGTGGCTAGGGTCGGAGTCGGCTGCAGCCAGGTCGGCGATGAGGGCGTCGAAGGCGTCGACCGGCTTGGAGCCGCCGAGGGTGAGCCCGGCCGCGATGCGGAGCCGGAGATAGCCGTCGGAGGCACGGGTCACCGCGTCCGAATCTCGGGCCGCTTCGGCCATGTCCACGGCGTGGGCCTGCACCCGCAGGTGGGCTCGCTCGGCCTGGCCGATGTCGCGGCGCTCCACCAGCTCATGGTCCAAAGCGGCCTCGGCCCGCCCCCTCTTACGGTCGTATCGGACCCGATCACTCACCTAGCCTCCCCAACCCGCCCGAATCCGGCCAACCCGGACGCAAAAGAAGAC